AAACCTACCTAGAAATGCACTTTGAGGGCGGTAATGGTACTCCTTATGACAGAATTAGAGACACTATTACATTCCCAAAGGGTAATGATACAGAACACGACCACCACGCTATGTTTCAGTACTATGCTGACTCAAACTTTGTAAGTAATGGTAGTCAATGGAAGATAACTGCTAATGGAGGTACAGCCTCTGTCTGGGACATTATCTTCTTTATACAGAAAGTACAAAGTTATGCGTAGAGGATTAAGAAGGAGATCTAACCCTAGCAGAACAAGCCCTAGAGAAAATAGGAGAGCTTGTCTTTGTGATAATGGTCTATACAGCCGTAAGTGCTGTAGAGGAAATATGATTAACCAGGGGATTGGTAAGATCTGAAAATACAACAGTTTTTTTAATCAATAGTTAACCTAATATAAATTAAGTATTTATGAAAGCAAGTGAAATTGTAGACAAACTAAAGTCTGTTCTACTTTCTGCTGAAGAGCCACAAGCTGAGCCTGCTGTAGAGCAAGAAGAGCAAGTGGAACTTTCTGTAGAAGAGATAGAAGTACAGGAAGAGGTTGTTTTAGCAGAAGGCGAAGAGCCTGCTGAAGAAGCACCTTCTCAAGAGATGGCTTACGTTACTAAGGAAGAGTTTGAGTCAGGTATGGCGCAAATGAAAGCTATGTACGAGGCTATCATTGAAAAGATGGGTTCTGAAGAGATGGAGGCAGAGGTGCCTGCTGAATTATCAGAGCAAAAAGAGGAAGCGCCAGAGCAAGTAGATTTATCTGCTGAGGAGCCTGCGGCTGAACCTTTAACACATTCTCCAGAGTCTGAGGCTACTGAAAAGCCAGCCTTCTTTTCTGGGATCAAACCACGTAATACTATGAGTGTAGTATACGAAAAAATGTTTAATAAGTAAAAACCAATAATTAAAAATGGCAACTTCAACTTCAATTACAACTACTTACGCAGGGGAGTTTGCAGGACAATACATTTCTGCTGCGTTACTTTCAGGGAAAACCCTGAACGAAAATGCGATTGGTATCAAGCCAAACGTAAAATTTAAAGAGGTAATCAAGAAGGTAGACACTTCTGGACTTATCGCTAATGCTTCTTGTGACTTTACAGACACAGGATCTATCACCCTAACAGAGCGCATCCTTCAGCCAGAAGAATTCCAGGTGAATGTAGAGCTTTGTAAAAAAGACTTCCGTTCTGATTGGGAGGCTATCCAAATGGGTGTAGGGGCATTCGATCAACTACCTCCAAAATTCGCTGACTTCCTTATCGCACACGTTGCTGGTAAAGTAGCAGAGAAGACTGAGCAAAACATTTGGGCTGGTGTTAACGCTAACGCTGGTGAGTTTGACGGATTATCAGTACTTATGGCTGCTGATGCTGACGTTAACGATGCTGCTAACGGATCTGAAACTTCTTTCACTTCTAGCAACATTGTTTCTCTATTAGAAAATACTCTTGATTCAGTTCCTTCAACTATCTACGGACGTGAGGACTTAACTATCTACGTTCCAACTGTAGCTTACAAAGCATACATCCGTTCATTAGGTGGATTTGGTGCTTCAGGATTAGGTGCTGCTGGTACAGATAGCAAAGGATCTCAATGGTATAGCAACGGAAACGCTTTATCTTTTGACGGTGTTAAGATTCAGCACGCTCCAGGTATGCCTGCTGACCACATCGTAGCTGGTGAGGCTTCTAACTTATACTTCGGTACTGGTCTATTATCTGACCACAACGAGGTTAAAGTTATCGATATGGCTGACCTAGACGGTTCACAAAACGTACGTGTTATCATGCGCTTTACTGCTGGTGTACAGTACGGAGTTGGATCTGACCTTGTATTGCTAACCTTAGCATAAGAATAAATAATTGTTTAATAGAAGGGTAGGTAAGCCTTAGAGCCTACCTGCCCTTTTTTAATATAAAAACACATGAGTTGTACTATTTCAGACGGAAGAATAGAGCCATGCAAGGACTCGGTAGGAGGCATCAAAAATGTCTACTTTACTGACTTTGGCAACTTCGGTACTGTTACTAGAAGCGACGAGGAGATCACAGATTTCGGAACGGACGCAGTATGGTATAAGTATGAGGTTAAAGGTGGTTCATCTTTCACACAAAATATTCAGTCAAGCCGCGAGAATGGCACGACTTTCTTCGAGCAAGTTATTGAACTTACGTTTAAGAAGCTTTCTGTAGAGGATCACGATAGAGTATATAATATTGCTGCTGGAAGACCTCACGTTGTAGTAGAAGATTATAATGGCAACTTTTTCCTAGCTGGAGAAGAGCATGGTTGCGAGGCTACTGGAGGAACAGTAGTTACTGGCGCTGCAATGGGAGACCTTAGCGGTTACACATTAACACTTACTGCTACTGAGAGAAGACCTGCCAACTTTGTTACAGGAACAGCGCAAACAGAAGTAACTAATTAAAAGTAATAATCATGGCTTGTAGCATATCTTCAGGAAGAACAGAACCTTGCAAGGACAGCGTTGGTGGATTAAATGCGATCTATATTATCAACTTTGAGGACACAAACTATGCGCCTACCGACGACACAGTAGCTGGTCGTAATATCCAAGAACTAACTAAGGTTGGTACTGGATCAGGATCAGAGGTAAACGCATATAAGTTTGAACTTAAAGGAGGATCATCATTCACCCAGAATGTTCAGTCAAGTAGAGAAAACGGAACCCTTGCCTTTGAGCAAGTATTAGAACTTCAACTTAAGAAGTTAACTAAACAATCTCACAAAGAGATCAAGGCATTAGCCTTTGGACGTCCACACATTATTGTAGAGGATTATAATGGTAATCTATTCCTAGCAGGTAGAGAGCATGGTATGGAAGTAACAGGTGGTACTATCGCAACAGGTGCTGCTATGAGCGACCTATCAGGTTACACACTTACCTTTACAGGTATGGAGAGAAAGCCTGCTCAATTCCTTGACGCAGCAACAGACGAAACAGTAGCGTCTGCATTATCTGATGCATTCGTAGTTTACGACGTTGATGGTGTTCAGGATGGTATTCAGATCGATGACGATCCAGACCTACCATAAAACCTTTAACATATAGGTAGAGAAGAGGGCGAAAGCCCTCTTTTTTTTTGCTATAATAAAACAAAAACAGACCTATTTAGTTACCTTATCGTGATACGATTAAGACCAATAGATACCGAGCAAACAATCAGCATTATTCCTTCGTCTTTTAGCGCGACAGATCTTGATGCTGCATCTATCTCTTTAACAGAGAACGGTACAAGTAAATCAGAAAGTAATGTTACGTTTACCTGGGCAGAGTCCTCTAACGGTAATTTTATAGAGGTTTCTTTAACACCTACGATAACATTAAAAGAGGATCAAATATACACTCTGGAGTTAACAACTACAACAGATGTTATATATAGAGATCTGATTTATGTAACAAGCAAGACAAATAAAAAAGACGTATTTGTATATCCAGAGCGTTACACAGAACGTAACGATGGTGCAGACGAATATATAGTATTATAATATGAAGAATAAAATAAGAGTAGTAAACACAGCGCAACAGCCAAAGGGCTATAAGAATAGCATTAAGGTTGTGAATTTAAGTGGTTATTCGTCTCCTGAAGTTATTGAGGACGATAGAAAAGATTGGGTGTTATATACCTGTGGGGACGATGGACAAGACTACTTTGAGTCTTTAATAGAGAAGTATCTAGGTAGCCCTACTAATGCTTGTTGTATTAATGGTATTACAGAAATGATTTACGGTAGAGGTCTTGATGCTTTAGACAGCAAAGAGAACCCTGAGATGTATGCGCAGATGAAGTTACTTCTCAAGCCGTCTTGTATGCGTAAGCTAGTTAATGATTATAAGCTACTAGGACAAGGTGCTGTCCAGGTAATCTATAACAAGGCTAAGACTAAAATAACGAAGATCAGCCATTTCCCTATGGAAACGCTAAGAGCGGAAAAGGCTAAAGACGGAAAATGTCAAGCATATTACTATCACCCTAAATGGTCAGAACTAAAGCCTAGTGATAAACCTAAACGCATTCCTACATTTGGTAACGGATCTAAAGGTGAGGTTATCGAACTTTATATATTCAAACCTTACAAATCTGGATTTTATTACTATGCTCCTGTCGATTATAATGGGTGTCTTCAGTACGCTGAACTTGAAGAAGAGGTGGCGAACTATCACATCAACAACATCCAAAACGGTCTCCAACCTTCACTTCTGGTTAACTTTAATAACGGTATTCCCAACGAAGAGACGCAGGAACTTATAGAAAGAAAGATATATGATAAATTTAGCGGAAGCTCGAACGCAGGCAAGTTTATACTTACGTTCAACGAGTCACAGGAGGACCAAGCGACTATTGATCCTATTCATTTACCTGACGCACACGCGCAGTATCAGTTCTTGGCTGACGAGAGTCGCGAGAAAATAATGCTAGGACACCGTATTGTATCGCCTATCCTATTAGGTATTAAGGATAATACTGGATTCGGTAATAATGCTGAGGAGTTACGTACTGCCTCTATTATCATGGACAATATGGTTATTCGTCCGTTCCAGCAACAGATCATTGACGGTATCAATGAGATCTTAGCATTTAATAATATTAGTCTACAACTATATTTCATAACACTACAGCCGATTGAATTCACAGAACTTGACAACATCTCAACCAAAGTTAAACGAGAAGAAGAAACAGGAGAAAAGCTGTCAAGCCAGGTGCAAGAAGAAGAGTTGTCAGATCTGCAAGACGAAGAATTAGCAGATCTCTTTGAGCAACTAGAGGAGTTTGGAGAGGTTATCTCTGATGACTGGGAATTAGTATCTACTGAAAGAGTAGACCTAGCAGAAACTAGCAAGCAAGACAACAAAGGTTATAAAGTACGCTATGCGTATATGCCAGTTAGAAAGTCTGATAACAGCAGAGACTTCTGTAAGAAGATGGAAGCTTTAACAGACAAGGATATTGTATACAGACTAGAGGACATCAATCAAATGTCTTTCAGAGGTGTAAACAAAGAGCTAGGACATCAAGGTAGAAACTATAGCCTGTTCAAGTTCAAGGGGGGCAAGAACTGCCACCACTATTGGGAAAAAAGAGTATATAAAAAGAAAACACAAGTAAGCGAGGATGAGGCATTAGCAGATGGCTACACAGCACCAAACAACCCAAGTGAGGTTTCTGTTGCTCCAAAGGATATGCCAAACAAAGGTGCTTACCCAACAACTAAATAATTATGGCAAACAAGGCACTATTCGTAAGCATAGCAGATATCAAAAAGAAGTCTATCATTAGTGGTAATGTAGACCCTGATAAGATTGTGCAGTTTGTTGAGGTTGCTCAAGATACACACATTCAGAACTATCTAGGTGGTAAGCTATATAAGAAGCTACAGGAACTAATTGTAGATGGTGAACTAGATGATGCAGGTAACGAGGACTATAAGACGCTTGTAGACACTTATATCAAGCCAATGCTAATATGGTTCACGCAGGCTGATTATATGCCATTTGCAGCCTTCTCAATAGGCAATGGAGGCATCTATAAGCACAGATCTGAAAACAGCGACAACGTATCTATGGATGAGCTGAATATGTTAGCTGCTAGAGCATTGGAAACAGCAGAGTTTTATACTCGCAGGTTTATGGATTATATGGACCACAACAGCACGCTATATCCTGAATATACTAGCACAGCTAACGAAGATATGAACCCTGATAGGGATGTAAACTTTGGTGGCATCTATCTTGGATAAGAGAGGCAAGTATAGACCAAAAGAAGAAAATGTTAGGAAGCTAATGGCTTTCCTAGAAAAAGAGCGTACAAAAAATTCAAATACAGATGGCGGTAGACGTTTCAAGAATACCAAACAATAATAAGTTTGACCCAGTTAGAGAGGCTATACTACAGCTTCAGACAGAGATTGAAGATACAGGTGCTACCATAGGTAATGGCACGCTTACTATTAGCACATCCTCACCACTAACAGGTAGTGGAACCTTTACAGCAAATCAGACTGGACCAACGTCAATTAGCATAGGTATTGATGGTGCAGAATACCTAACTAACATTACTCACGATACGGTCAATCAGAAGTTGGTAGTCACTAGAGGTGACGCTACTACTTTTGACATAAACCTTTCTCAATACATAGACGATACTAACCTTGCTAGACTGGTTAGCGGTACGCTAGATAATCAGACAGGTATTGCTACGTTTACTAGGGATGATGCTACTACATTTGATGTAGACCTATCTGCATTGTTTGATGATACAGATACTAATGACTTCCTTACAAGTGCTGCTTTTAGTACAGCCAATGGTATTATTACTTTTGGGGTAACTAATCAAGATTCTGTTACGGTTGATATAGATGGTAGATACCCACTTATAAGTGAATTAGACGCTGTTGCTGATGATATTATTACTGGTGCAGATTTCTCTGCTACAGACAACAGATTCAAACTAACGCTTACACAAGCAGATGCAGGTACTATTGAGGCATCTTTTGATGACGTAGTACTTTCTGAATCAATGGCTGCTAACTACGTTCCTTATGTTAAAGTGGGTGGTGGTGATGGCGATACTACCAATGCAATTCTTAATGACTCGTTCTTAAAGATAAATAGCAGTACACTAGAATTAGATTGGGGTGATACAGTAGGAGTATATACTGCTAGAGATATTAAGATGCGATCTGATGGAGGTGGCTTTGGTAAATACTACGAATCTACCTACGCTGCTAGTTACCTTCAGTTCTTACACTATAATAGTTCTAGTGATATTGACATTGCAAAGATAGGCGGTACTACTACTGGTAGAATTAGAATCAATGATGCTTATTCGTTGCCTGTTGGTGATGGTACAAGCGGTCAGGTATTAAGTACTGATGGTTCAGGTGATTTAAGTTGGGTAGCAGCAGGTGGTTCTTTAACACTTGGTGATGTAACTAATAATGGTGCAACTACGTCAAACAATATTCAAGTAGGTGGATTAACGGCAACAGGAAACTTATACATTGGTTCAGTTGGTCAGCAAAACTTTATTGCCTTTAGTGGTACTACTGGTGATGGGGGTGGTACTGCTACCTATACTACAACATATATCGGTGAACGTATTTATGGTGGTACTGAAAGGTCAGAACTTATCATTTATAAAGGTAACGATGGACACGATAGTACTGCTTCACCTGATAGAATCAGAATGATAGGTGCAAACATTTGTTTTGACACTTATAATATATCACAAACTTACCCAACAGACCTTGATGGTGTTGCTGCCTTAACTACCACTAGGGCGATGACTATTGATACCAATCAACACGTTTCTATTACTAATGGAAACCTAGCAGTTGAAACTGGCGTTATTAAGATTGGCACTACTACAGTTATTGATGCTAACAGAGTAGGTTATTTTGATAGGGTTGTTACTCTTTCAGGTGGTTCTAATGGTGTAGTTGTTCATAATGGCGGCATTACGGCTTCTAACAACTATATGAATTTCTATACTGCACAATCAAGCGGTTGGTCTTTTAATGCTAATGGTACTGGTGCAGATACTGATAGTGTATTAATTATTGGTGCAGACGGCAGTATAAATACTAGTGGTGGATTAGAAGTTTCAGGTAATTCAATCTTTGATGGCGTTGCAATATTTAAAGGTCAAGTGTCTAACTACGATGGCTCAACTGGTAGAACTACTTATTGGGATTATGACGATAAAGTTGCAGCAGTATTTGAACCTGCTGCTGATGATGGCGCAGTAGCAATATTATTCCCCTCAATAGGTAATAGCCCTTCAGACTTTGGTTATATAGTCTTTGATGAAGATTATGGTGAAGCAGGGGTTACCGCAGGAGAAAATAGTGTTTTACTTATTGGGTGTGAAAACGATGGTTTAAATTCAAGCGACCACGTTAGAGTAAAAGGTAGGTTAGTCGTAGAGGCTGATATGTCAAGTTCAGACCCTACTGTTGCTTTTGATGTAAAAGATGGAAACAATACAGACTACTTATTTAGAGTTAATAGGAGTGGTTCAGTTCTTACAGGAAGTACGCTTACTGTTGCAGACCAACTTACAGTAGATGATGCTATAAGGCTTACTTCAAACCCTTCAATTACTGGTGATACTAGTGGCGTATATTTTTGGAATCAGTCAGGTGTAGGTGCTACCATAGCTTCTAATGCGTTTCAGGTTAAGACAGGAGGTAACACTACTGCATTAAACATTACAAATAGTCAGGATTCTACATTCTATGGTAATCTGCATATAAATGCAAATGCTACTAATAGTGTCAGTTTTACTGATGGAGGTACTTATACTGAAATGAACGCTGATGTAGTGTTAAGGGTAAACCAAAGGATTGAAGTATGGGGTTCTGCTAATGGTTATTATTTAGATGTTAGGAATAGTTCAGGTACTCCTCAAGTAAAACTTGATGCTTCAGGAGGCGACACTTATGTTTTAAACAATCTTGCGGTTGGAGCAACTTCGGCTAACTATAAACTTGATGTTTCAAGTTCTTCTGCTACAGTTTTTAGAGCTTATTCAGAAGGATATGCTAATGTAGATATTGAAAGTGCAAGGACTTCAGGCAATATAGGAGGTATTAGATGGGAAACGGCAGGAGATAGTTATAAGACTGCTGAAATAAATGCAGTAGTAAATGGTGGACTTACTTTTAACACAGGTACAGGTGCTTCAGCAATATCTACTGCGGTAACTATTGGTGCAGATAATAGTGTAGATGTAGCAGGAATACACCATGCTAATGAATATAGGCTTCAAAGCACCACAGACCCTAATCACTATCTAAAGAAAATAACCACAGGATATAGCGGTGTTACTGTTGATGGTCCACAATTACAAGGGCATCAAGGAGGTGAATTATCTACTAACTTAAACGGTAATAATTGGGCGTTAAGATGGGCGATAGGTGGTAAAGTGTATGTCAATAGCACTTTAGATATAGGTGGAGGTGAAGCTATACATTTTACCAACACAGGAACAGGAACATACAACAAGACTGTAATTTACCAAGATTCAGGTAATGGTTTTTATGTAGATGCTGCAAGGGCAACAGATAATGCTTCAGGAACAAAGCTACCTATGACTTTCACTTGGAGGGGTGGATATACAAACAATGGTGGACTAATATTAAATGGTACTACAAAGCTATATACTACTGATACAGGTTTAGGAATCGGCACGACTTCGCCTAACCATAAATTAACTATTGATGAAGGAACTGGAATTTCTTATGTCTTGTCTGCTAGAAATACCAATGATAATTTACAGATAAAATTAGGAACAACAACTGGCGG